CGCCAGTCTTTTTATGATATTTTACAAGGAAATCATTAATTTCCTTTATCTTATCATTTTGACCGGTTCTTGTTGTTCCTAAAGTACAAATAACACAAGTCGTGTATTTATTTATGCGAGCCGCAACTTCCTTTGCACCGAATACGTAGGTTCCTGGCTGATTGGCTAATGGAAGGATCTTTTGACCTTTGATGTAGTTCCACCGCGTCGCTTTATCCCAATTGACGTGAGTATTAAACGAGTATATGGCATTCAATTGCTGTGGTGCTCTCTTCTTATTTCTCTCCTCCCACTTAAATTTATGGAGTATACTTGAGACATATATAGCTTCAGATGAACCTATAGTAGAAATTCCTTTTGTGTTATTATGGTCTTTATCATTGAACAGGTTACCCATCATTCTTACCATCTCTTGTTCCATTTTCTTGACTTTGTAATACACCTCTGTGTCAATAAAATTCACATTTCGCATATCATGCATTATCTTATCCATATATTTATCACCCTTTACCGTAACAAACGTGATCATGTTCCTTAATGGCGTGTGATCTCCGATCAGATTCTTCCGAACTTTCAAAAAAGCCTTGGCACCTGATTGTTCGTTCCTAGGAAATTTGTATTGTTTCTTTGTTCCATTTTTTTTATGGGTTTTTGAAAAGCTTTTCGCAGTTCTCAAGTACATAGCAGTCTCTGGAAGTTGTGCGTATGATGGACATTTCTTACGCGTTTGTTTATTCGTTTTGCGATGTTTCCTGGTTTTACTAACCATATCTATATATTAATCTTTTATTTAAAATAGACGAAAGATTAATTATTAATTATTATCTGTGATTCATATAAGTTTAAGCTGATGGATTGTGCTATTTGCACCGGAGAGCTAGATGATCCTTTCGTTCTATCCTGTGGACATACATATTGTAAACAATGAATATCTACTTGGTTTCATGGCGGACAGGGGTCTAACAAGCGATGTCCCATATGTAAAGCACGAATAAGAGAGAAACTTCCAATGCTTAATATAGGATTATTCATAACACCTATCCCTAGGCGTCCACTCTCAGCTGCTGCACGCCGACTTTCGGCTGGTAGTCCGACGTCATCAACTACCAGTAGCCTAACGCTTTCACCACTTTCGGCATCCAGGGATGAGACGCGCATTTCTATGCGATTCGTTCATGGACGAAGTATTATTGAAGTGCGTGAAAGTGGAAACCGTTATGTATCGCGATTCTGTATTCCTGTAAAATTAGTGACATGTTATTGGGCGGGTTACTTTATACTTAATGTTATGCTACAATTGCAAATGTATGGGTTTGAAGGACACATGTTTTTTTTAATGCTTGGAGGAATATTATATAGTCTATGTACCGCCTTCTACGAAATAGGAAGGGAGTCAAATATATGCGGAGAACCTGCGTCGCCTGATAGAGATGACACATGATACTTATCATTTGCTAGAATCATCGACCAGCGCACATACCTCAGGGCATACTTGCCATGCGATCGCACCGTCGTCTTTTATCGGCATCACTCTTCTTATTTCCTCAATAGCACACCTTTGTGCCTCATCAAATGAATACTCTTTTATTATAGTTAATAGAGGTATAGTACATTTTTGTTCCTTCAAATTTCTATATTTACAATTTTCAGGTATATGGATTTCTATATCTTTTTGTTTTTTCTCAATAAATGGCTTTGAATCTGAACCTAAATTGATTTGTCCATTTCCATTACAATACCAACATATCTTAGAACCTATCTGGGTATGGTTTTGGATGCATAAGTCAACAAATATATTCAGACGTTTCATACTTACAGCCATTTCCATTTGGGATGATTCTTTGCTAATATCTAGAGGGAAGTCGTCAAAATATATTTCATCAAATACTCCCAATATATGTAATTTTTCTTGCCACACTCCTTTTACAATATGGATTTTAACATCTGGATAATTTTCTCTCCAAATGTTAGCTTTTTCTATCACTATTGGATCACATTCTATAACCGTATAACTTTTTGGTTTATACTTCATAATCTGAGACGCCGAATATCCACAACCAAAACCTACTTCTAGAACATGACCTTTCGGCTCAAGAAAATCTATTGAGGCTTCCATGTAAGGCTTTTCCCATTCCATCATGATTTGTTCCTGGGTTGATGACAAAAGAATTTCATCGTTATTTTCGTCAGTTCGGAAAGAGTTCATTTGAATATCATAGTAAATCTTGTGTTTAATATGATGTTTATCACTATCTATTAATTATTATCTATATTCGTGTCATTGTAATAATAGCCCCAGTGATACCTCCAGCGGATGTTGTTAATTGCTGAGCCGGATCTAGATATATGATGATCATAGTATATCCATCTCCTATAGCAGTTCTGCCCGATAAAGTCCCTTCTAGTCCGGTGAGCGGCACCGTCGTATTGGAGCCATAAGACGTGGCCAATACAAATGGATTTCCCAGCGCGCCTGGCGCGAGGGTCGGTTGGTTAACACTCCGACATGCCACAGATAAAGACATATTTAAGATGTTGGTTCCGACTGAATATATTGTAATCGTGTTCGTTGCGGAAATAAGAAAACCTTTCGGAATAAGTTTAGTAGCGCAAATTACATCAGCGGCTGTTGCCGTGCATAAAGATGGTGTACCAAAACGAGACCCAAGTGTTTGGCTCCAGCCGTTAGCATTATTACACATATTAACAAATGATGTAGTTATTGCACCCACGGCTGCACCGTTAGTAGGATTCGCACAAATAAAATCGGCCGGTGTAAAAACTAATTCTGCACTATTACCCATATTTCCATCTTCCCACGAATTAGCAGCTGCTGCTGATAATCGTTGAATACCAGATATAACCGCGGTAGTTCCTACATTCAATCCATTTATGTAGGGCGCTGAGTCTGCAGCATATACACCTACTTTTTGAACCCCACCAGTGCTTAAACCAATTTGATCGGCTCCGATTTGATACATACCTGTATTCGCATCTGTGCCCGTGAGCCCAAAGTTTACGGCAGGGTTTGTTACACTGCCCCCAACAACAGATAGATGACTCGTTGAAATTTGCGCTTCTAATGCTCCACCGGCTGAAAATCCCATCTGATTGGCGCCTTGACGGTATATACCAGTATCTGTATCTGTGCCCGTGAGTCCAAAATTTATGGCAGGAACCGCAGCAGTTCCAGCAGCTACAGATACTAAAGTTGTATCTGTGACTCTCAGATTTTCCACGCCGTCTTTTGTGTTGACGTTGAAGTCCCCACTTATAGATAAGGTGTCCTGGACGTTTCCCATTATAGCTGTGTCATTACAGAAGAATATGTTGCTTACATCTCTTATATCACTACAAGAAAAGTCTAATCCATGGGCATGGAATTCACTAAATGTGATCTCTCCTGTTCCAGGATCATAAAATAAAGTATTTTTACTAGAGTCCTCGCGAATTGGCTTAACAAAAAAAGCTTTTGAAGTTGTACTATTAAGAGCTATATTCCGAGCATTTAAAATAATTGTATTAGTATGTTGGTTGCTTAAACCTGCTTGGTTACCAAGCGCGATGGCGTTAGCACCTTGACTAATTCCTCCAGCGAGCTGTCCGATCGCAATGGCGCTGTCCCCTTGGGTTCCCAATCCAGCTACGTTTCCGATCGCAATGGTATTCGGCTGTTGATCTGTATTTCCAGCACCTTGACCTATAGCTATTGAGAATAAACGTGATGCTCCGTTTCCAGCACTGTCCCCAATAGAAATAGAGTTGGTACCTGGTAAATAACCTGTCAATGAATTACCGATCGCAATACCCCCAGTACCAGGTTTAATCAACACAACATCCTCGCAAAAATCTATCATGCTTACGTCAAGAATGCTATTACAAGACATATCTAAACATCCGCTGATAGTAATACATTCCCCTGAAAAGGTTGTTATAGAAGTGCCATTACAAAAATATATTCCAGAAACGTCTACTATATTTGAACAATCCAGAATACTTGGACCAGGAGGTCCAGGAGGTCCGGCAGGTCCGGCAGATCCGGCAGGTCCGGCAGATCCGGCAGGTCCGGCAGGTCCAGCGGTATCGGTGGAGCATTCATTTTCGAATCTAAAACGACTTGACATTAAATCTATATATATATATATTAGCACACAATATTTACTATATTGTAACTTACAATATACTATTTATTACTTATTACGAACGCTGATGATCCACCTCCATTCTGGTTTGCTTGCGGTGGCTTGGTTTCTTTTCCAGTAAGTACAAACTTTTTTGATTTAGTCGTATTGCTCTTACTTAATAAGGTGCTTTTGTTGCGAAAAATTGCAGCAATGTTGAATCTAATTTGGGATGACATAGTATAGTAATATAGTATAGCATTACAGAATATTATCACGTAACGCAAGAAGTGTTAATTTATTGTAATTCGTACCAGTTAGCAAATAGTTATCGCCTCAACGAATATATGGAAAATGAAGCTCTCGCAAAGATAATCGGAGCAGAAAAAATACATTCTGTGAAGGCAATACCAGGGACAATGGTAAGACTAGAAAAAAAGCCCACTATATGTTTTGGGACGATGTGCAAGAATGAAGAAGCTTGTATACTAAAGACACTCGAAAGCGTATACAAGTACATAGATTACTGGGTTGTGTGTGATACGGGATCTACGGACAAAACGTGCGAAATTGTAAAAGAATTTTTTGCCCAAAAAAATATACCTGGACAGTTGTATGTGGATGAGTGGGTAGGATTTGACGTGAACAAATCAATCCTCTTCGATCGGTGTCACAACAAAACTGATTATCTTCTACACCTAGATGCTGACGATTGGCTTATGGGAGAATTTGACCCTCAATCGTTGAGAGAAAGCGAAGCAGACATATTCATGTTCACGTTGAAGCGTGGAAGCATTGAATGGAAAGCATCAATTATGTACAATAACAGGTTGCGTTGGAAGTACCTTGGAGTAGCACATAATATAATTAAGTGTCTTGATAAAGATTATCCATCAAGTTCAGATATGTTTGCGAGGAAAGAGACTTGGGTTGATGCCGAAGAAAGAGGCGTCCGAAGCCTTGATCCCGATAAATATATTAAAGATGCACTCAAGCTAAAGGAACAGTTTTTTGAAACACTATACGACGACCCATATGGGCTAAACAATCGTTCCGTCTTTTATTGCGCGCAGAGCTACAGGGACGCACGTCACTACAAAGAGTCCGTTCAATGGTACAAGCTATACACGAGACTCTCAGGGACATGGAACGAAGAACTATTTGAGTCGTATATGCAAATTTCGAAGTGTATGATGATAATCGGTGACACCGACGATAACATCATATCGTGGATGAATAAAGCGATAGAGATGTTTCCAGACAGGTCCGAGCCATACTTCCATCTGGGAAAATACTTCAATGACAAATCGCGATGCGACTTGGGTTATAAGTATTTTAAGCTCGCACAAGAACAAGATTTCGATGCAGCAACGAGTAAGTATACACTATTCGTAAGCAGAAACTGCTATGGGAAGTACATAAATGATGAGCTGTCCGTGTCTTGTTATTGGACTGACAAAGGCGAAGAAGGTATTGCACTGATTGACGAAATAATAGATAAACCCGTGTTCGTGCACATCAACGAGCGGCTGCATACAAACAGAAAGTTCTTCGGAGACAAATACTCTAAGTAAATAACGTATTAGGTTACTAACATACGCTCTTTCTTAAGCGAATCAAAGAAGACAAGTGCGTTTTCGATGGTCTGATCCATATTAAAATACTTATAATTCGCAAGCCTTCCCACGAAGTATACATTGTTGCTCTCTTCATTTTTTGCCTTAGTCCTGTATTTTTCGTATAACTCTGTATTTTCTTTATTCGGAACAGGATAGTAAGGATCACCATGTGCCTTCGACGTCTCCGTCACAATTATGGTGCCCGATGCATCTTGATTCAGGAAGTGCTTGTATTCCACAATCCGTGTAAATGATACATCAAGTTGAGGATAGTTCACTACGGAGTTGGGTTGAAAATAGTTCATATTACAAAATCTCTCTATTTTGAAGTCTAGACTTCTGTACTCAAGTCTAGGTAACCCATGGTCCTTAAAATATTCGTCAATCGGTCCGGTGAATATGACTCCTTCGTACTTCTTTAGGTCGTTACTTCGCCGAAAGTCGTCATAACTTGTGTTCAGTCTAACGCTGATGTTGTCATGTGACAACATTTTTTGGACGAACTCAGTGTATCCGTGTTTTGGCAATGCTTGGTATTTATGGTCGAAATATCTGGTATCGAAAGACCTTCGCAATGGTATATTGGCCAGAACCGATGCGTCAAGCTCACGAGGCTCCTTATTCCATTGTTTTATTGTGTAATTCCGGAACATTTTTTCGTATAGAACCTCTCCAACCCGAGACTTGCAAACCTGTTCGCTGTTCTCTATGGTATCATACTTAACTTGGTTTATAGAGAGCCACCGGTCCATTTCTTCTGGTGTCTGAATATTCTCTCCGCATAGTTCATTTATCGTCGTTATATTTACTGGCACACTGACGAACCTGTTGTCGACTTTAGACAATACCTTGTGCTCCCATCGTTCCCATTCGCTAAAGTGGTTAATATAGTCCCATACGTCCTTTTTGTTGCTCCGGTATATGTGAGCACCATACTTGCAAACGAGAATCTGAGTCTCGGGGTCGATGTAGTCGTAACAATTTCCGGCTATATGATCCCTTTGTTCTATGATAAGAACCTCCTTGCCCATCACGTTTGCAATTCTCTCGGCGATGGTGACGCCACTTAGTCCGCAACCGACTACCAAATACATAATGATAATTATATTTTATATGCTTATGTA